ATGGAAGAAATGCACTTTGTTTACATCAATGCGAATGCGCGCATTGGTGCCCATTCAATAAGCAGTGTTAGCCACAGCGATAACCACATTCAGGGTATATGCCAATCAGCCCATTCAATAAGAACGTTTCGTAAAGATAGAATACTTCAAGAATGCACATCTGCTGATGAAGCACAGCAAGCCTGTCAGTCCTTCCTACCAGAAAATTACATCCATCTAACCAAGTCGACCAAGCCCAAAACCCTAACTTTTGACGTCTGTTTTACAGGTTTCAAAAAGGCAGATAAAGAGCGTTTGATTGAAGTTGCCGAGGCGCACAGCATGACAGTGAGAAGTTCCGTTACTCAAAATCTGCAGATGCTTTGTTGCGGATACAATGCCGGTCCTTCCAAAGTAAATGCTGCACGCATGAAGGGTACGATCATCATTGATGAAGAAAGTTTTGTGCATTTTATAGAAACGGGTGAAATTCCTGACGCGTAAAAAACCTGCCGCAGCAGGTTCTTATTTTAAAAATTCATGTGCCCTTGACCACCCGGCGTAGGGTGCGGCGGGGCATTATTGATTATTGTCGTGGTAACGATAAATCGTACAACCGTTTCATGGGTGACAAATGTGCTGCCGCAATTAATGTTCTGGCACTGGCAGTAACGCTCCTTCGTGCTGTCAGTAACCTGAAAGCTGCTCCGGGTGTGCGCCGCATGTCCACACTTTGGGCAATTCATCATTTTTTTACTCTCCGCCACCATTAAAATCTCAATAATGATACACAAAGAATCAATATTGAGAACTTATTTATTCCATTTCTAAATCATCAATCTTTACTTCAAGCTCCATGCTGGTCGTAAATCCATTATCCGGGCTGACAGAATGCGTCAGGGTGGTAATGGTCCATTCTGCATCATCGATCGGCTGCTTAAACCCCGTCACCTTCACCGGCATTTCCGTATAGAGATCAGCCCGCCCCTCAGCGAGCTGCAGGGAAAATGAAGCAACCCCACGCTGCAGACGTTCCCACTGCATTTTTGCCGCGCGCTCTGCATTGCTCCGGTTGGCGTAGGTACGATTAAGAACCAGCACGTTTTCATCCGTTCCCACCAGATAATCGCCCTGTTTTGCTTCCGGCTCTTTGGGTGTGGTGGTTTTCTTTCGACGACGCTTAACACTGGTTGTCTCTTTTTTCCTGGGTTCACGCGTATGCAACCAGCTGGCAATAACACCGGTATAGGCACCACGATCAGCAAGGGTGAATCGATGACCGTCACCGGCTTTGCGCGTGATGGTGATAACCGGCAGCGGCTTGCCGCTCGCTGTTCTTCCCTGTCCCTGCCGGATAAACAGCAGATTCCCGTCCTTAACGGAAGCAATCGCCCCATACTGTCTCGCCAGTTTCATCAGAAAACTTGCATCGCTTTCATTGGTCTGGTCCAGATGATCCAGCGCCTTATCCGTCAGGTCTTTACCCAGCGTCATTTTGAGCTTATGCCGGGCGGCGATTTCCTTTACCACCTCCCCCACCGTTGTCTGATGCCATGATTTTTCGCGCCGTGTATTGAGGGTTTCACGGAAATCTGCGCTACGCGCCCGGATGGTCAACCGGTCAGGGGCACCGCTGTGTTCAATTTCATCCACAGTAAAAGCCCCTTTAGGGAAAAGCGGCTGGCCTTTCCAGCCCAGCGCCAGCTGAATCACTGCCCCACGTCGCGGCAGGGCGATCAGCCCGTCGGCGTCGTCCAGCTCCAGATCAAGCTGGTCCGCTTCAAAGCCCCGGTTATCCGTTAGCGTCAGACTCATCAGGCGGGTATCCAGCACGGTCGTCACGTCCTTACCTTCAATGACGATACTGAAAGCCGGGCTTTTGCTGTTCAGATTCAGAAGATCAGAATTAACGTTCACTGCAGCAATCCTCCTACCGTGTTCTTAATCCCCCCAATCGCAGAGGCAGCAGAGTCCTGCAGATTGCTGAGCTGGTCACTTAGGCTCCCGAACATGTCAGACAGCGATTCATCAACCCGTTTGAGGGTAATCGTAAACTCAATGCGCCTGGGCATTCCACTGGCAAAAAACTCCGTCTTTGTCTGGCTCAGACTTTCAATAACAAACATGCCATAAATGGTTCCGCTGCCTTCAATCAAAGGCCAGGCTTTGCCCTGCTCTGCCATCAACTCCAGCGCCAGCAATGACAGCCTGCCTCCGGTCACTTCCGGCAGCAGAACCCCGGACAGTGTCAGTGAATCGTTATCCGGGCCAAGAAACTGCGTTGACGGGCGGCGGTTCACCCGGCTGTTGGCTGCATGTCGCCAGCTGCGCTGATACTGCAGCTCCTGATAAGGGACAGTGCGCAACATAAATACATATAAACCCAGCACCATCATCATGATTCATACCCCCCCTGATCGCTGAAATTGCTGCGCGCTTTTGCCCTAGCCCTGCGTTCCCGCTCCTCAAGCTGGCGTGCCACTTCACGGGCAATATCCTGCGCACTCTGTCCCGGCTGCGCGACGATATGAATGGGCGCATTTATCTCATAACGAATAACTGACGGCGGGCTGTCAGCCTTAACTGGCTGCGTCTGGTATGCCCTCGCAGGCAGACTGAACGGATGAAGCGGAGCCGCTTCTGCAGGTGTCGCAGCTACCCCCATTACGCCTGCAACGACAGAGGCCAGCGCAGCAGTACGCCGCCTGCTGGTGACATTTGCCGGTCCGTTCACAATTTCAGGGCCATTTTCTCCAACAATGCCAAACTGCCCGCGTGGAATGATCCCGCCCGTGTCGTACATCCCTGCGTAAGCCGGGAACCCGCCGGGCGGCAGCACCACTTTGCCGTCACTGTTCACTGTGGCGGATTGCTGCTGCGTGACCTGCGCAGGCAGTTTCGCCTTTGCCGCCTCCTTACTGACAATACCGAGCTTTTCCAGCAGCCACGACACACCGGATTTAAGTGATTCCAGCGGGTGCATCACCATATTCAGACCTTCCGCCAGCGCCTCACCAAACCGGCGCCCCATTGCAGCTGCGCTGTTCAGTTCTTCGGAAGTGGATTTAACCGGCGTAAGTAAATCATTGAACCAGCCCCACAAGGCCTGCACCCTGTCACCAATCCACTGAAACACGGGTCTGAGCGGCTCAAAGGCGGCGCTGATGGGCGCAGCAGCGGCTTTGAACCCTTCCACCACGCCCCCCAGAAATGCACCGATGGGCTGCCAGTATTTCCACACAACCAGCGCCACACCAGCCAGCGCAGCCACAACCAGCCCTATCGGACTTAGCAGCGCGCCCAGCAGGCCAGAAATGCCAAACAGCGCGCCGCGAAGTAATGCCAGCGGACCAGAAACAAGAAAACGCAACACGCCACCGGCAGCTGTCAGCCCACCCCGCAACGCCGCCAGCGGGTTCATCACCATACCGATAACATTACGGATGCCTGACATACCGGCACGGAACACGGCAAGCGGCGCACCTGCCACCGTTTTCAGTGCATTACCCGCAATTCCGGCTGAGCGACGCAGGGAATTAAGCGGGGCACTCAGCAACCCGACACTGCCACCGGATGACGCCATACCCCGACGCAACAGGGAAAGTGGCGCACCTGCCAGCCATGACAGGGCACTGCCAGTACGTGTTACTGCTGCAGCAACGGAAGGTAATGTTTTTAAACCCAGCACAGACAGGCCAAACCGAATCACCGCAATCGGCCCCAGCACAGCAGCCACCGCCACGGCAAGTGTACCCAGCCCGACAGTGATAGCCGCCGTAGCCGCCGCCACTTTCATCAGCGTGCCAGCCAGCACGGGATTCTGCTCCACCCAGCGACGCAGCGCCCCGGTCACGCCCTTAACCATGCCCATAATATCCATCAGCGGCTGGCGCAACGTTTCCCCCAGGCTGCTGAAAGCGTTCTGCGCGCCCGTCTTAACCAGCAACCACTGCGCAGACAATGAATCCTTGTTAATGTCGGATTCTTTCTGCATGGAGCCATCAGCACCACTACCCGAGGTGAGTTTCAACTGGCGCTGCAGCTCAGGCAGGTTGTTAGCCAGTTTCGCCGCATCATCACCAAACTCTTTGCCAAAAAGCATCGTCATTGCAGACAGGCGCTTGTCCTGCGGCAGATTGTTGACCGTCTCCAGAACACGCTGAATGGTGCCCATGGCATCGGTGGTCATCTGCTTTTCAATCTCCTCCGGATTGAGTTTCAGCAGATCCATACCTTCAAAGAAGCGTTTACTTTGCATGGTGGCAATGGACAGCTCACGCACCATGGCATTAGAAGCGCTGGCGGCGATTTCCGGGGCAGCCCCCAAAGAAAGAAATGTTGAACCCAGCGCCGCGGCCTTTCGGAAGTCAAGGCGGTCAGCCACGCCCCCCATGCGCTGCAGGACATTGATAATGTCCCCACCCTTTGACATGGCGTTATCGTCCAGGTAATTCAGCGCATCGCCCAGTTGTTCAATATTACGTGTCGGAACTTTATAGAGCTGCGCGATTTTCCCCAGCCCTTCCGCCAGCTCATCGGCAGGCAGCTCAAAGGCCGTTGCAGCTTTTGCCGCCGTGGATGCAAAGGCCAGCAGGTCACGTTTCTGGTCTTCGTAAGGATCGTCCTGGTTGGTCACGCCCATGCGCGCGCCCCCCTCAACCAGCGCGGCATAATCTATAGCGCCATTCTCCATCGGCAGCTGTTCACTGGCGGCCTTGATAGAGTCCTGCATGTCATAATATTGTTTCGTGCGATTCCCGTTATCGTCCCGCAGGCCATTCATCTGCTTTGCCACGCCTTTCATGGCATCTTCCATGCTGCTATAGCTCTTAACTGCCGCCACAACAGGTACCCCCATCGCCACCCCTACCGCCGTGGTAGTAGCACCTGCCCCGGCGATGCGATCCCGCACCTCAAGGCGTCGGGAATATTGCTCACGGGCAGCATTCATTTTCGCCTGCTGTTCGCCCAGACGTTTCAGGGATTTCTGCTGACGTTCCAGAGCCTGCCTTGTTTCATCTGCATTTTTCCGCAGTTCCCGCTGTGCGCTACTTAGCTGTTTAGTATCGATCCCGGATTCTTTCAGCGCCTGCCGCTGTCTTTGTACCGAACCCAACAGACCGTTGTATGTCTGCTGCAGTTCCTGTACGCGGGTTTTCGCATGGCTAAATAACTTGGCCTGCGCAGCGGTTGGGCGGTTTGTTGCAGCAAACTGAGTGGCAAGTTTTGCGGCTTCTTCGCGTGCGGCGTTGAGATTTTTTGCAGTAATAGCAAGCTGTGACCTGGTTTTACGGAATTCATCAATACGCCCGGCCTGTTTATTCAGTTCTTTCAGGCTGTTCCGGGTGGTTTGAAGCACAGCAGCCAGCTCCCTCGAGCTGGCCTGCGCGGATCGAAATGGGCGGGTGAGCTTGTCAACCGCATTCAGGATCACCTGCAGACGCAGGTTATTGTCACTCATCGCTGGCCCCGCTTCTCTGAATCGCTTTGTGCCGCCACTCCAGCACCTCTGTCAGCGGCATAACGTCAGTGATGGACGGCGACCAGTGAAAGATGGTGGCGATATCCGCCACCAGGTCATCAATCGTCAGGCTGTCGGTAAACCGGCAAGCACCGACTTCTTCAACAAAAAAGTCACCACCTCGACCGACAACGCGGTGAGATCGGCGGGGTCCAGTTCAGCCATTTCCTGTGCGGTCAGCGTTGGGGTGGAAATACGCGGGATCACTGTCATCATGGCCCCCACGTCCATATCCATAATGGCCTGCAGGCAGGTGCCGCGCAGCGCACCGGACTGCGGCTTACGCAGCACAATTTCGGTGATTTGGGTTTTACCTCGCATGATTGGCGTATCCAGTTGTACGGTTTTTTCAGTCAGCTTGTCGCTCATGTTCGTTTCCTGTTAATCAGATACTGGCGCGGATCACCGCGCCGTTAAGTTAAATCAGAGGCCAAGGGCGTTACGGTGTGCTTCCATCAGGTCCACGCCGTCAACGATTTCAATCATGTTGACCAGATCAACCTCATAGAGCACTTCGCCGTTAATGGTCAGCTTCGCGTAGCTGTTGGTGCTGCTGACTTTGGTGGTGCTGCTCTCGCCGGTTTTCCACTCGCCGGAATCCACTTCTTTATGACGCCCGCGCACAACCAGCTCAATGGCCTGAACTTCGCCGGTATCGTCACGCTGAATAGAGCCGGTGAAACGCAGCTGGATGCCGTCAACGGTTGCCTTGCCCATCTGCTTGAATAACAACAGTTCGGTGCCGCCGATTGAAAATTCCGTGTCCAGTGCGCCGTCATCCAGCCCCATATCCACATCCACCGAGCCAGGCATACCGCCGCCGCGATACTTCTCAAACTTGCGGGTGAATTTCGGCAGAGTCAGGGACTCAACGATCCCCTGCCAGTTGTTCCCGTCGTTGAACAGGTTCAGGTGTTTTAACTTGCGTGGTAATGCCATGTATCCCCCTTATGCACTGACACGGCTGGAAAAATCGACCAGGTAGCGATCGGTGATGCGCTGGCGCAGCATCAGATTCTCAAGCGGCGGCACAGGCGTGTAGTCGTAGTCGATGGTGAGTTTCCCGGCTTTCAGGGAGTCTTTATCGTTCACTGACTCATCCAGCCAGCAGTCAGCCCCGATGAGGTATCCCTGATTCACCAGGCTGCGTAATTTGGCGCGAATACCTTCGATAATGTCGCGGGCCAGTGACGGATTCAGTGGCTTATCCACCGCCCACATGTGCCCCTCAGCAATCGTGTCAGCCAGCACCTGCGCCGTGCGGGTGTAGTTCTCAAACGCAAACAATGGATCGTCACTGAGGCAGCGGGAACCCCAGAAGCGGAACCCGTCTTTACAGATCAGCGTGGTGACGTCGTTCTGGTTCAGCAGTCCCGCGTCCGTTGCCGGGTCCTGCAGATCCCAGAACACATCAGCGGAAATACCGGTGACGCCATTCACACCCACGTTGGACAGGGTTTTGTGCCATCCGGTCTGTTCGTCGATTTTGGCGCGCAAACCGAGCGCACGTGCAGAGGCGTAAGCCGTCGCATCGGCTTTTAGCACGGTGTCAAAGTTGATGAAATCAGGCCAGATCAGCATCCCTTCTCGCTGGCTGAAATTGTCCCGGTAAGCAATGGCTTCCTCCACCGTCTTGCAGCCATAGGCAGACAGGTAGGCAAACCCGCGCAGGCTCTGCGCAACACTCATCAGCTCAGTGGCTACCGCCTGCGTGTCATGCCCCGGCACACCGAGAATACGCGGCTTAACTTTCAGTTGCGACTGCGCAGAAAGCAGCGCTTTCATTCCCGTTTTTTTACCGTCGGACGTGACGCCACCGATAATATTGGAGGTGGTTTCCGCTTCGGTTTCGCCCTGCGCCACGCGCACAACAACCGTCACGGGTTTTGACTGGTCGGCAATCGCATCCAGCGAACAGGCCAGCGTGCCGGACTCGCCTGCTTTACCGCTGGCCTCCAGCACATCCGTCAGCAGAACCGGCTTATTGAGAGGGAATACGGACGCATCAGCATCATCGCCGGTGCAGACCATGCCCACGATAGCGGTGCTCACCGTGGTGATAGATCGGGTGCCCTCGTTGACTTCAACAACGCGCACCCCGTGGTGGTAATCCTGAGCCATAAGGCAGTCTCTCCGGTTTACAGGGGGTGTGCCTATGTTCTGGTTGATATGCGCGCGGCGCACGCGCCGGGCTATGTGTGGGAAATAGCACAATTGATATTGACGAAAAATGATCGTTAGCAGCGCATTTAAATTCTTTGAAAGGTTCGTTTCGAACTGGAGGGATGGCTGTGGGCTATGAATGGTGATGTTGCTCTGTTGGGAAAATACCGGGTCTTGCTGCGTGCGTTGACCAGCAAAACCCGTATGCCTCAAGCCTCCGGGGGAACAGGCCAGTTAACATGCTCGGGGTCGGTTGTCACATCAACCGATTTAACATCGTTTTTATAAGCCAACCACGCCGACAGTTTAGCCCTGTTGGCGTCGCTGATTTCACCGAGCATAAGTTCCGTGCGCCAGTCCAGCATCACTTCATCAGCATGTTTAAGAAGTCGCTCGCACTCAAATTCCGCAGCCTGAATAAGTTCTTCATGAGTCGGAGGAGGATTAAGAATTGCCATTGCTTCACTTCTGGTGATTAATATAAGCCCTTCTTTGATAAATGAGTCCTGCGAGCCGTAAGCATCATAAGCATATATCATGTTATTTTCGTCTTTGTAATACTTCATCATCTCTCGCATTTTTATCTCAACTCCGTCCAGGCTTGTAATACAGTGGAAACACCGGCAGCATCCACACGATAATTTGTGTTATTAGGAACAATGAAAAATGCTGTTGCTATAGATGTCTGCGAAGCCGTTGCCCCTCCACCGCCATATTCTTTTCCGTCGACATAGGCATATAAATTAGCTGACGTACCGCCAGTAATTCGGACATACACTGCAATCGGAAAGCCTGTGGAATTGGTATAAGTGACTCCTACACCTCGTGAAGTTCTTAAATCCTGTAGCGTCTGTCCTTTGCCAAGAGATGGGTAAGTCTGTATTGCGGTGGTTACAGCTGCCTGTGGCATGACCAAAGCATTCGATCCCCCCATTGAATTAACAAGCTGAACAAGACCGGCTATTGCTGTTGTGGCCCCTTCTGCGGTGTACTTTGTTTTAGCCAGATTGAAGGCGTTCATTGCAGCGTCATAAGCTATTTTTACTGCGCCTGGTGTTGCTGCTTCCTTGTTACTTTCGTCCGTCACACCACCGTTTAAACGTACAAGTCCTTTCTGTGATGTTGTGGCATCTACAATACGAAGGTATTCGAGAAGCCCTGAAATGCTTTTCCCGCTGAGATTCGTCAGCGTGGCATCAAGTGGCTGTTTTCCCGCCAGCGCGTTCATCACTGTTGTCGCAAAGTTAGGATCATTCCCCAGCGCAGCCGCCAGTTCATTCAGTGTGTCCAGCGCCTCCGGCGACGAACCAACCAGCCCCGCAACAGCAGATTTCACAAACGCGGTAGTGGCAATCTGCGTATTATTCGTTGACTGAACAGCAGTGGGAGCCGTTGGCGCTCCGGTCAGGGCCGGACTTGCCAACGGTGCTTTCAGTGCCAGCGCATTATTAATTGTGGTACTGAAATTCGGATCATTATTGATAGCTGCTGCAATTTCTTTCAGCGTATCCAGCGTTGCCGGTGCGCCACCAATCAGGGTAAGAATAGCAGCCTGTACAAATGCGGTGCTGGCAATCAGGGTGCTGTTGTTTCCTGCCGGTGGCGTTGGCGTTTTAGGCATACCAGTCAGAGTCGGACTGTCTTTTGGTGCATATTGCGAATGAGGATCAACAGCAGCAAGATGCTTTGCCATCAGGTCATCCACATACACCTTAAGCTCCAGCACCTTGTCATCCACATATTTGCGGGTTGCCAGAACCACAGCAGGGTCAATTTTCAGGGTGATGTTATCGGTGCTGCTGGTAATCAGTACCATACGCACGGTCTGCGTGCGTCCGCTGCCCTCCGCCAGTTTCGGCTTGTAGCTCTCCGGGCAGTTTCCCACAGCAATCAGCGCGCCGGTTTCATCAAACAGGCCGACTTCACGGATCCACCACCCGCCCTCATTTTCCGGAATCACCTGCTCAGCAATAATCTGGCTGCTATTCTGCGGGTCGATATACAGCATATTCAGCGCTGCGCGGCGTTCCTCAGCCACTAACGCGGTCTGTTGCGCGTTGGGTGTTGGCAGCACACCGCCACCGCTCCCCACCGCCATATGGGTAATTTTCAACGGGACACCGAGCGCGGCGGCGCTTGCCAGTTTCGCCGCGCCGATATCCGTCAGCAGGGTGTAAAATTTTGCGCTCATGGGTTCACTCTCATCGTGTCAATAACATGGACCGCCCCGCCCTCATAAGCGGTGCCGCCGGAAATAATGGTTTCGTTGATATACGGGTAGATCGTGATTTCTTCGCCGGTGTAGGTGGCTGCACCCACAAAATACGGGCCGCCTGTCTGCAGGTTGATGGACATACCAACCAGATGACGGCTGCATGGTTTGGCGTCACCGATCAGGCGCTCCAGTTCCAGATAGGTTTCTTCTGTTATGCCCTGGTCCTGCACGCCAATATCCAGACGGAACGTCCCCGGTGTTTCGCCGGTCTGCCACCACTCAATGATGCGGATCAGGAAGCCGAACGGCTCCACCACGCGCCGCACGGCGCTGGTTGTCCCCTTGTGCTGATGGATATAAAAAGCGTCCTGCACAACACGGCGCTTGACGCTTTCTGTCCAGCTCTCATCCCATCGGTCAACAGAAAACGCCCAGGCCAGATAAGGCAGGAATCTGATCGGACAGGTTGCCGGGTTCCACAAATCACGCAGCGATACCTGCAGATCGGAAATCCCGCTGCAGGTCTGCGCCAGTCGGCGTTCAAGCGGCGACGAACCCGGCGGCAGCAGACTATTCATCCGTGCCCCCGTTGGTAACGCGCCATTCGGTACAGGATGCCGCCTGCGTCTTATCCAGCACCACATCCTCCAGCGGGGACAACAGTTCAACACGCTGGACGCCCTCCACGTGCAACGCGGCATAAATAGCGCTGCGGCGGATATCACGTCCCAGCCGCGTCTGACTGGCGATATATTTCTGCAGACTGGCTTTTGCTTCTGCCATCACCGGCTCAGCCTCCGGCCCCGGATACAGGAAGATCGTCGCATCCACGCTGTACGGAATAATTTCAGCGCTGCGCACCGTCAGGCGGTCTGCCACCGGGCGAACCTTTTCACTGTTAAGCGCCTGCTCAACCACCGCCAGCAGGTCAGCCCCTGCCGTACCGTCACCCTCGCGGCTCAGTACCGTAAGCACCACCTCAGCCGGTGCCGGACTGATTGCGCTGGCATCCGCCACGCGCCCGTCGGCACTTCTGGCATGGAACTCATAGGCTCCCGTCGGCCCTGCAACGGACAGCCCCTCAAATGCTGCAGGAATGCGCTGGCGTAATGCTTCATCACTTTCCATCACTGCGGCGACTGGTGGCTCCGCGTCATTATCGGCAGGTACTACCGTCAGACGTTTCACGTTGCAGTTACCTGCCAGTTGCTCAAGGTCATTTCCCATGGAATAGGCCACCATGACCGCCTGCGCAGCCTCATTAATACGCTGGCGCAGCAGGATTTCTCGGTAAGTATTTTCCTGCAGTAGTTTGGTGACGGGTTCTGACTCCAGCGCTAACGTACGCATAACGGCCTCCTGTTCATCAGCCGGATGGAGGGCCACAAAGGCGGCCTTGCGTTCTGCCAGGAATGCCTCAAAGTCCGGCACGTCCACAATCTGCGGCGGCGGTAGCCGGGAAAGGTCAATGACTGCCATTGTCTGCTCCTGTTGATACGGAAAGGGAAACTGTCGCGCCGTTATTGCTGTACCCGGTAAGCTCAACCACCATAGAGCCGTCAAAATTGCCGTTGATGGTGATGGAGTCCAGCGTAAGGCGCGGCTCCCAGCGGTTCAGCGCCACATAGACCGCAGACATAATCTGCAGGCGCAGCGCCGGGTTCTGCGGCTGGTCAATCAGGGCAGAAAGCAGGGAGCCATATTCCCGACGAGCAAGACGACTGCCCTGCGGCGTCAGCAGAATATCCCGCACCGACTGGCGCAGATGGTCTGTATCTTCAATGGCCTGCCCGTCGTTCCTGCTCATACCGATATACAACGTCATACCGGACCTCCCGTGTTAGCACCGCCTTTCAGAACGCCAGTATGCTCATGGTCATCAACTACGATCCCGTTAGAACTCATTGCGCCGCCGCCCTGGGTGACGCCGCCATTGATCACCACCTCGCTGTTAATGCGCGTGGTGTCAGCCTCCACCACAAACTCACCGGTTTTGTAAGTGACGCTGTCTGCTGCCTCGATCACCATGGATTTGATGCCCCTGACATGCCATCGTCCGGTGGCGGGTTCATACTCAAACCATCCCCCGTCCGGGTACTCCGTCACGCAACCGCCCACGGAATCCGACGGCGGAGGAAACTGATTGGAGTAGATGGCGGGCAGCACAAAGGCGGTTTCCAGATTACCGCCCATGCTCAGCACCACCACCTGCTCATCCGGCGACGGACACCACCATGTACGGGCACCACCGGCGCGCAGCGTCAGCCAGTTAATCCAGTTAGTTTCAAGCTCGCCCACTTTCACCCGACACAGCCACTTTTCCCGGTCCACTTCGGTCACAGTGCCGGTGCGGATCAGGTTGGTGATAAGGCGCATGATTTCTGTTAGTTGTGCGTTCATAGTTCGATTTTGAATCGCACTAAATAGATTTTCTTTACAAATGTATTGTATGGTTAACGATACAATTCGATACTTTATTTGGTGAATGTTATGCTACAAATCTGTAATGGGAATTTTTTGTTGACAGATAAACTCTATAAGACTCTGCACCGAACCCCTCTCTACACAAATTTAGTAATACCACCAGAGGGAATTGATTTTTGCATTGGCAAAATATCTCCAACCTCAATGTTTCTATCTCCTAAAGTTTTAATCTGCGAAATTGAGGAGAGTCAACCTGCCGAGAATCCCGACGGTAGCCAAGCTATGTTCATAGCAACAACAGGACAAGACTTGATGAATGACTTATCTCACGTATTATCTTTTTATTTCGGCGGACTCTGCACAACATCTCACTCATTTGCATCACAACTTTTAAATGACAAGAAGGTATCAGGAAATGCAAATCGTGATTTTATTTATCGTTTCTTTGATGATAGGGTTTTAGTCAGAAAGGAGCAGATTTCTGAGTTTCAATCATTTTTTAGCAAACTAGTAAACTCACCTAGAAAACATTACGAAAAAGCAATACAAGCAATTCGGCGTTTTGTTACTGCATCGATCAGAATATCCGATGATTTGGATGCTGCTTATACTCTATTTGTTGCATCAATTGAATCGTTAGCACAGGATCAAAATGATAGCGAAGTAGGCTGGGGAGACGTAGATCTAAGGAAAAGGCAAGGGTTAGATAAAATTTTAAGAACTTTAGATGAGCATACAGCTCACTTAATTAGAACCGAAATCATAAGTCACGAACACTTAGCTCTAAGTCGCAAATTTCTTACAACAGCAATGAATTCTCTGGATAGAGACTTTTACAACAACAAAAGTAAAAGTTTTAGATTGGCTGGTGAAAATGAGATTAGAATTGCAATAAAAAACGCTTACAACCTTCGGTCTAAATATGTCCACGCATTAAAACCCCTACCATCTGAAATATCAACACCACATACTCTTAGCTATTGTATTGACGTTGACAACAAGCCTCACCTAACCTTCAATGGATTATCAGCAGTTAATAGGAAGGTTATTCTTAAGTATATAGATGACATGCCTCATTGTGATAAAGAATCCTTAGATACCATGAGATTCACTCCGGGTGTGGTCTACGCGCAGATGTCAGAAATATATTGGATGCATGATATTAGAGTTTTAAGGAAAGATAATTACCTGTCGCTTTTCGATGCAGTGTTGTCTCGCATTGAGCATGGAATTATCGCACAAAAGCATGAAATACCAGATATGCAACCGATGGTTAATGAAATCGGGAAAAAACTTTCAAGTGAAAACAACAGAGACAACATAATATTATTGATGGCAATGTTATTTTTACTATCATTTTTTTATGGTTTTTCATTAGATAAAAAGCATGAAAAGACAATAAAAAAACACGAACACATTTATAGTGACAAAGGAATTATAATGTTACTTATAAATACCCTTTACCTAAATAAACTTGATAATATTAGCGAATACCACACATCATTTAAAAGATACATTGAGACAAAATATCAAAAGGGAAAGCTTAGGCTATCAGAGTTCTTTGAGTCTCTAATTTGCGCTAACTTAATCAATCACTTTATTGAAAGTGGCAACTCTGATGCAGAGCAGGAACTTTTAAATTACATAGATTTTAACACTCCGAACTCGCCTATAAAAACACATGATCTTGATCGAAGCCAGTGCAGGAAGTTTGACATACCAAGCTATTTAAAAATGAATAAAAAAGACGACTCCTAGTCAGAGGTACGAAAGAGTGTGCTAAAACACACTCTTTCATCAAATCAGCACATCTTAGAATTGCCTGACCTACTTACTTGGTAAGCCATCTTAGTATTAAATCTCGGGTCGACACTTCCACTTCATCGCTGATACCCAGCAGGTGGCGCTCTGCGTAGCGGACCTCCGGGCCTTTTCGGCTGACGCGATCACGCAGGCCGTAATGATGCACCCGTGCAATTCGCTGCACCTTGCCCTCAAACTGCACGCTGGCGGAGTCCGCACTGGCTGAGGTTTTCAGGTATTTTGTGGTGCGGAGTTTGGCGAACATCTGCCGCTTGATGCGGCCCTTCTTTGTTCGGGCTGTTACCCGGCGCGGCTCATAGCCGCTGCCGTCAGGGTTACGCTGCAGCCTGATGTTCTGCTGCTGCGTCCGGCGCAGCTGTTGCGCCAGTTGCCGCATCATACGGCTGCGTGCTGCAGGCTCCAGATTTGCCAGCAGCGCTGTCAGCCACTCATCCACTTTATGCAGATTATCCACGTTTCACCGTCCACATTTCTTCTGGCTCGTCGGGTTCCGGCTCAGCCTCGACCGTTGATATACCGCCGTCAGTGCTGACCAGTACGCGCTCCGTCAGTTGTAGGTTCAGACTGATATCGCACACGTCGTTGCGCAGAATATCCACCTCAAAGGTGAACAGTTTTTCGCGCAGCTCCGGGTTGTTGATGGCGTCCGGCTGGTTTTCTCTGAGCCACAGCAACACGGGAGCCATCAGTAGATTCTGGTCGCCGCTGAAATCCTCGATCACCACGTTCAGAGTGTAGCGGTATTCCCATGACATAGAGCTGGCACCGGTTGCCACCAGTGAGCCGTTATCAACGAAAAGGTGCAGCTTATCCGGGTTGTTGCGGACATACGCCACCGATTTATTCAGGGCGCTGCGCAGGGACTGTGGTTTGTTCACTGTTTCGCTCCTGACACGCAACTATCATGTCGACTTTGTCAGCACAGGCCGCCCAGGCGGCCTCTGTTTCATCCAGCACCGCATTCAGATCACCGTTACTGCGCGGCGATGAACTTTCCAGGCGGCACTGCGTCACTCTGGGACAGCCATTCACGGTAAGCTGCACCTCCGGCAAGGGCCGGACGTTCGCGCAGCCTGATAATGTCAGCAGGCAAAGGAGCGTCAACCCAGCGGCGCAAACTCTCGTTTTCACGTTTCAGTTCCTCGATCCGGTGCTGGCGATTTCGCAATAGTGTGGTGGTCTTTTCTGCTGCCGCATAAAGCCGCGTCTGCTCCCGGCTGTTGGTTTCGGTCAGAATAGACAGGCCGATCAGCTGACTGTTTTTCTTCGCCAGCTCCTGCCCTTTCGTTTCCAGCTCACGTCTCTGTGTCTCGATAGTATGACTGGCATTGTTAAGCCGCCACGACTGCCAGCCCAGCGCAGCAATAGCCAGCGCCAGCCCTACCACCAGTGCGCGCGTCACGCTCCAGTTCCTTTCAGACACCAGGCCAGTTCCCGCGCGCGGCGGTTCTCCAGACCTTTATTTTTCACACCGTTAACGTAAATCCAGCGCGGTAGCTGGTTGCATGCCTGCCACCACTGCTGACTATTGATATATGACACCATGGTTGACCTGCAGATCGCGCCGGTCCCCACATTGAAACCAATACTCACCAGCGCATCGTAGACATGCTGCGGGGGCTTAACCGTCAGGCAGGCATCCAGCTTTTTCTCAGTCAGCAGCACATTGTTTATTAACCCCTGTGCCGCCTGTCGTTCCGTGATAGCTTTCCCCGGCACCACCCCGGATGTATTGCCAATCCCGTCAGTCCAGACACCTGCGCTGCACTGATACGGCTGCAGGCGGCATCCTTCGTAATCGGCAATCAGTTTCAGTCCTTCAACGGAAGTTTTGAGCGACTGAAAACCGGGCAGCGTGGCGGCGATAGCCAGCACAGCCCCGACAAGGCAGCGCTTAACGATTGAAGGATTCATACTCCCCCCGTGAAATTTTGCCATCGCGCAGCAACCTGAAAGACTGGTGTTTGTAGTACCAGTTGATAGCCAGCATCAGCACACCAATCAGCACGCCGCCAACCGTTGATGCATCCTTGAGCGACAGATCGCCAAGCAATGCCAGCAGCACGGCGATGCAGTAAGTAATAAAGGCGCTGATTCGTTCAAGCGTCATAATTCAGTCCCATAGCTGGACGGTCTGCACCGTGGTTGACGCCGTAATGTCCGGCAGTTCCACCTGCAGCCCGTGCGGTAAAAATGGGCCGTACTCTGCCAGCCCCGGATTTGCCTTCAGAACCTGCTCAGTGACCCCCTGCGTGCGCCCGTAATGACGCCAGCAAAGCGCGTCCACCGTGTCATACTGATGCGCACGCACTTTCATCAGATAAGCTCCACCGTACAGTGCGGCGCATCCTGCACCCGGCTGATGGCCCAGCGGGCATCACGCCACAGATCACCGCTGGCCTCCGCCAGCTCCTCCCCCCGTTTCACACCTGACGCCGTGGCGTCAAAATCCTGATAACGTTCATTGAGTACGGCACGCGTCCAGCAAAAAACGGCGTTATGGTAGTGCCGGATACGCTCGCTTTTACCGTCCAGCATGTCCGTCGGAACCTCAGCCAGTGCCCGGTAGCCCAGCAGTTGCTGGCGGTTACGGAAGTCGTACAGCTCAGCGTTAACCTCAGAAATAGCCGTCAGCACAACCTGCTTTAAACGCGGCTGCGTCACCGTGCCGTCAGTACGCATCACACTGCGAAATTCCGACAGGTCCACATCAGGCCAGAACGGCGTATTTTTGATGACCTCCGCCTGTTCCGGTGCCTGTTCGGGCGCAACAAACTTCATGCGGCTTTCTCCTGAATAAGTGGGCGGTGGACGGAATTTTGATATGGTAGTGCCTTTCGCCATCCCGTGCCGCCCGTGCGCGGGGCACGTTCGTTAGCGGCTGTCATTGCGCAGTCTGCGCTCCAGCTGCTGCTTTTCTTTTTTCACACCGCAGCGGGGATCAAGCTGCAGCGCATGGGTAAGGTGATTCAGGGCAGACGCCGGGTTGCTTTCGCTCAGAACAGCGCCGATGGCTTTATGCAGGCGCGCCCGCGACTGGTCCGGCATATCCAGATCAGTGGTCAGGTCCAGCGTCTGCAGAAGCAGATCGGCATCAAAACCGGCAGCGGCAAGCAGAGCGCTTTGCGCCGCGTCTGCCATTTCTTCTGCCAGCACGGTCTGCACGTTACGATTGCCCAGCGGCATCACCCAGCCATGGCGCAGCGCATGACGCCCGATTTCGATCGCACCGGCATAATCACCGGCGTCGATACGCCACAGCATCACGTACATCAGCACGTCATCCTGCTGCGCACCTCCGGCAGCCAGCACCCCCTCCGCCCAGGCGGAATATTTCGGCAGCAGCTCCACCTTGATTTCCGCCTTTTTCACCGTGGACTGGATGCCTTTAAGCCGGCGGCGATCTTCTGCCAGTTGCAGCAGCATCAGGTCATAACCCGACGCATGGCGAACACTGCCGCCTTCACGGGCGGCCTGTTCGGCCTGAATGCGCAGGCGGTGCTGCCGTGCGGGACTCAGGCTCATGCGTTACTCTCCGTTTCCTGATTCTGCGGCTGCTGCAGGTGCGGCTGGCGGGGTGAAGTCACCTATTACGATGTTTTCCACCAGTGCAGCGCAGCGGTAGTCCTCGACCACATACGCCTCGTTGACGGATTCAAAGTTTTCAATCCGGTCACGTTTCGGGTTGTCGATGACAGAACGGCGGCGGGTGTCTACCTGCCAGTAGATGGACAGGTTATCCAGTCGGGTGATCAGCAGCGCATTTGCCGGGAAGTAAGGCGCACGAACCGCCTGCAGACCGCCCATGCGCTTCTGGCTGATGATCAGATCGGCGGCAATTTTTTCGCTGTTGTCCTGGTCTTTGTTAACCAGCGGGAAATACTTGTCAGACAGCAGTTCACGTCCGCAGACCACCACCAGATCGTCATCATCCTGATAAACCACGTCGATCAGTTCATTGACCGCATCCATCACCAGCGCGTCCAGATTTTCGTAGCCTCCCTCATCCAGTTTTGAGGCTCCTTTACCCACTTTCACCGCGCCTTTGGTGGTTACGCCATCTTTGGTGGTACTGCCCATGACGCTATCCGGTGCATCTTCACGGATTTTCTGTAGCCAGCCCTTATTGACGTCCTGCAGAAGTGGATTTTCAGTACGGTTAGACGTTTTGGCGCGGGCCAGCCCGTTAAAGCCGATCATGATACGGTCCAGCGCCTGACGCTTGATGATGGCGTTACGGATACGCACCTGGAAGTCCTGGAATTTCGCCCACAAGTCCAGTTTTGCGTAGGTCAGCACCGTATCAAAGTTGGTCTGCTCGCATTTGTATTCCACGTCCTCCATCACCATTGGATCGGTCGGCTCACGATCCTGCTTGGTCGTATCCGTTGTCCCGGCAACAGTGCTGCCCACGCCCAGCCCCAGCAACTGACCTGACTGCTCATCGACGGGGGAAATGTTAATGAGCGTCAGGAATGCGGCGGACTGCTGGATCTCATCTTCCAGCGTCTGTTGCACGGACGGCTCCACGGTAAACTTGCTGGACAGTTCCTCAACTTCAACACCGTTCAGGCGCGCCAGTTGCTGCAGGTAAGCGTTAAAGGCAAATTTGGTATTCTTTTTCATCGGGTTTTATGCTCCATCAGCAATTGGTCAGGGTGCCTGCCGGTGCGTCACCGCCCGGCGCGCGCTGGCGGTAATCCTTGCGGCTGTCTTCGCGGCTCAGCTGCTGCTGTAACTCGGCAAAGGCGGTCTGCTGTTCTTGCAGGGAGGACTCCAGCTCAGAAAGGCGCTGGTCCTGTTCGGACAGGGATTTGTCAGTGCGCTCGCTCAGGATCTGCTGCTCAGTAGCGACCAGCTCCACGGCTTTATGCACATCAGAGAATCGCGCATCGTCGGTCTGCTCTTTTTTGGTGAACAGCGCGGTGACGCGGGCAAAGAGGGACGGCTTTTCGTCCTGGGCTTCTTCCAGTTCGATCAGCGTTTCAACCGCTTCCGAAAACAGGTTTTCAGGATTCTGCTTACGGTTTGCCAGCGGGTTATGTGCGGCACTGGCGCTGAAAGCCAGCATTTCGGTGCCAAGGCTCGCAGGATCGTCCGTCGCACCCAGCCCCACAAGGTAGGCTTTGCCGGTGTCGGCAAACTTCGTGCTGACCTCCATGGAGGTGAAAAGCTTCTGGCCTTTTTTCACCAGTTCCACCAGGGCGTCAGTGGGTTCGATATCGGCATAAAGTGCCATCTTGCCCGCCAGTGGGCCGTCCTGGATTTCTTCTGCAACCAGCCCCGTCACCCTGCCATAGCGGTTAAACGTGCTGTCCGGCAGATAAGACTTGATGTGCTCCAGGTTAATCAGCGCGGTATAGACCGTCGGGTTATAGCTGGCAGCCATCTGTACCAGCCATTCACGCTGGATCTCGCGCCCGTCAGTGGTGGCACCTTCCACCCCAATACGGAAACGCTTTGCTTTCACTGTCATGAGCCATGCTCCGTTAGAAATAACTTACTGGAGCCTTATGTTTGCGGTGATGGGGGGAGTGAGACAACGCGCTGTATTTGTACGGTAAACCACACAAACCGCAGCCGGGGAAAGCCGCCATCCAAGGCCGTATGTTTGGGTCATGAACACGACACTGACCCCCGCAGACCTCGATCCCCGTCGGCAGGCCATGCTGCTGTACTTTCAGGGATACCGCGTAGCCCGCATTGCTGAAATGCTGGGCGAAAAAGTTGCAACCGTTCACAGCTGGAAGAAGCGCGACAAGTGGGGCGACTATGGGCCGCTTGATCAGATGCAGCTCACCACCGCCGCACGTTACTGCCAGCTCATCATGAAGGAGCAGAAAGAAGGGAAAGACTTCAAGGAAATTGACCTGCTGGCGCGCCAGTCAGAGCGCCATGCCCGGATCGGAAAATTTAACGATGGCGGGAATGAAGCTGATTTAAACCCGAAAGTTGCCAACCGTAACAAAGGGCCACGCCGCCAGCCCGAAAAGAATGTTTTCACTGATGAACAGGCCGAAAAGCTGGAAGAAATCTTCCGCAACGGCATGTTTGAATATCAGCGCCACTGGTGGCAGGCAGGCGTAAAACACCGCATTCGCAATCTGCTCAAGTCACGCCAGATTGGGGCAACATACTTTTTTGCCCGCGAAGCGCTGATTGATGCCATCACCACCGGGCGCAACCAGATTTTCCTTTCAGCCAGTAAGGCGCAGGCGCACGTCTTTAAGCAGTACATCATCGACTTTGCAAAAGAGGTGGATGTTGAGCTGAAAGGCGACCCGATGACGCTCAGCAATGGCGCGTGCCTGTACTTTCTCGGCACCAACGCCCGCACGGCGCAGAGCTACCACGGCAACCTGTATCTTGATGAATATTTCTGGATACCGAAATTCCAGGAGCTGCGCAAGGTTGCCTCCGGCATGGCCATTCACAAGAAATGGCGACAAACCTACTTTTCCACGCCGTCCAGCCTGACCCACAGCGCCTATCCGTTCTGGTCCGGCGCGCTGTTTAACCGGGGCCGTGCCAAAGCGGACAAGGTGGATATTGACCTGACCCACAGCAACCTTGCGCACGGCCTGCTCTGCCCTGACGGGCAGTATCGCCAGATCGTCACCGTAGAGGATGCGGTGCGCGGCGGCTGTAACCTGTTCGATCTCGACCAGCTGCGCATGGAGTACAGCCCGGACGAATACCAGAACCTGCTGATGTGCGAATTTATTGACGATCTGGCGTCAGTATTCCCGCTCAGCGAGCTGCAGGCGTGCATGGTGGACAGCTGGGAAGTCTGGACCGATTTTCAGGCGCTGGCGCTGCGCCCGTTTGGCTGGAGAGATGTCTGGATCGGATACGACCCGGCGAAAGGTACGCAGAACGGTGACAGCGCAGGCTGCGTGGTTATGGCCCCGCCCACTGTACCGGGCGGGAAGTTCCGCATTCTGGAGCGTCATCAGTGGCGCGGAATGGACTTCCGCGCCCAGGCGGACGCCATCAAAAAACTGACGCAGCAGTACAACGTGACCTATATCGGCATCGACTCGACCGGCGTCGGTCACGGTGTTTATGAGAACGTAAAAGCGTTCTTTCCTGCCGTGCGGGAGTTTGTCTACAACCCCAACGTTAAAAACGCCCTGGTGCTCAAGGCGTACGACATTATCAGCCACCGCCGTCTGGAGTTTGACGCCGGGCACACCGACATTGCGCAGTCCTTTATGGCTATCCGCCGCGCCACCACCGCCAGCGGCAACCGCCCCACTTATGAAGCCAGCCGCAGCGAAGAAGCCAGCCACGCAGATTTGGCCTGGGCAACGATGCACGCACTGTTTAACGAACCGCTGCAGGGCGAATCCGCCAATACCAGCAATATTGTGGAGATTTTTTGATGAGTGAACCCGAAGCCTTAACCAGCACAACGCCAACAGAAGGTATGGCGCCTAAAAATGCAGGCGTAACTGCTGAGGCATTCAGCTTTGGCGATCCGATTCCGGTGCTGGACCGCCGCGAGCTACTGGATTACGTGGAGTGCGTGCAGATGGACAGATGGTATGAGCCGCCAGTCAGTTTTGATGGGCTGGCTCGCACCTACCGTGCCGCCGTGCACCACAGCTCACCGATTGCCGTTAAACGCAATATTCTGACCAGCACCTTTATCCCGCATCCACTCCTGAGCCAGCAAGCATTCAGCCGCTTCGTGCAGGATTATCTTGTTTTTGGTAACGCTTATCTGGAGAAGCGCACCAACCGCCTTGGCGGTATTCTGTCGCTGGAGCCGTCGCTGGCGAAATACACCCGGCGTGGCGTGGATCTGGATACCTACTGGTTTGTGCAGTACGGCATGGCAACACAACCGTATGAGTTCACCAAAGGTAGTATCTTTCACCTGATGGAACCTGATTTAAACCAGGAGATTTACGGCCTGCCGGAATATCTATCAGCCATCCCCTCAGCCCTGCTAAACGAGTCTGCCACGCTGTTTCGCCGCAAGTATTACATCAACGGCAGCCATGCAGGGTTCATCATGTACATGACCGACGCCGCGCAGAATCAGGAGGACGTGAACAATATCCGCCAGGCAATGAAAAGCGCCAAAGGCCCAGGCAATTTCCGCAACCTGTTTATGTATTCGCCCAACGGAAAAAAGGACGGCATCCAGATCATCCCGCTGTCAGAGGTCGCAGCAAAAGATGAGTTTCTGAACATCAAGAACGTTAGCCGCGATGACATGATGGCAGCGCACCGCGTGCCACCGCAGATGATGGGAATTATGCCGAGCAACGTTGGTGGGTTTGGAGACGTGGAAAAAGCTAGTCGAGTATTCGTTCGTAATGAATTGATTCCACTTCAAAAAAGATTAATGGAATTAAATGAATGGCTTAATGACGAAATTATTCGTTTTGACGAATATAAATTAGGCGATGCTTGATTAAAGCCTGTTTAAACTGGCTGTCGAAACAGTCAGTTTAAACACCGGCACCAATGAAATCGCCATATGAATCTTCTTCAAGGCTGATGTATTCCACCCTCCATTGATCCATCCGCCTCAATGCATACAGGGAGAAATGAGTATCGGCAACAGCAATGCACGTATTCAATTCTATAAGCTCTGAATGTCCCAAGATTGGATCACCATAAAACTTATAAAACAATGCCTTTAGATCAGAACAGGTTTGTTCAGCCGCCACTCTGGCATCGGGGCCACCTTCAGTTGCATCATAAACAACATTGATAGAAAGCTCATATGGTATGCCTTCCTCAAGATCGTTAAATCTTTCTTCGCCCAAATCGAAAAAAACTCCGATCAAATGCTCTGCGTTTGTGGCGATAATGTCCGCAACTTCTTTTTCGAAAATAAATTTTTTATCCTCGTCGTAAGCCCGCAAGCGCTCTTCAAACGAGTTAGGAAACGCAGGACGACCATACTTAGCTGCTAACCATTGCTTAAGAGCTTGTTTCTCTTCTGTACTAATGGTGAATGCCGGATCGTTTTCCTCACAATGGAAAGCTTCTTTAGGAATGATGGCTTTTCTTTCATGCCGAAGCTCTACTGCGTTCTTCTTAGCACTTTCTGGGTTTTCAAAACATAGATCGAGGATTCTCGGATGCTTAGCCCTTTTCATCTTGCTTGACCCCTTTTTCAAGGGGCCAAACATAAGTTCCACGTTTTTTTCTGAATTACTCTGTAAATCACAATCATGCGTTATAACTACAACTTTATGGTTCGTTTCATCAGGCTTCAGAAGTCCAAGTGAAACGGCATCATCATGTTTAAGAACATGCCCCTGACGCCATGATGTTCCTCGTACCAACATAAATGTGATTTATTCCTCTACTGTTCCAGGAATTGAAATAGATGACTTCCAATCATCTGTCGGTTTCGCCTTGCTTGCTAAGTAATTGGCCGATTCAGCTGCTGCATTCATCGCTTTAGCTTCATCAATCAATACCTGAACTGGCTTGTTCCAAGACTCACCTTCTTTTACTAAGTCCATCAACGACTTACCATTGAATGCTTTCATTTTCACCAATAGCTTCGCATCATTGAGTCCAGCTTTGGAAAAAGAGTCAGCAACATTACTGAGGTTGGTAATGAATTGCACTTTTGAAGCATCATCAGGCTGGTTCTCCCCTGACAACCATTTATAGAGAGCCTGCCGAGTTATCCCCAAATCCTTAGCCAGTTCTGACATTGATGGAGACAGCACTTCTCGAATATTAGCCAAATGTTGGGCAACATTCCTGACATCAACCTCAGGAGAAATTGCAGGCGTGTACGTTGACTCTATAGAATCAAATGCAAACTGAACCCTTGGCTGAACATACTGACGCCATTGCTTATAAGCATTTACAGGGTATGAAGCCCCCGTACCAACTAATAGTAAAGATGCGGCGACAGCAACAACACCTGATACACATGAGCTTGACTGCGAATCTGGAGTATACCGATCTACAGAGCCTATGCTTCCGGTAGGAATTGCATACATTTTAGTCACCTCCGTTGTTTCAGTGCCATTTAGCACGGGCAAAATCTGAAACCATGCCTTCAAATGCTTCTTTAACTTTACTATGCAACGAAAGAATCTGTTTTTCAATTAACTGCAAATCAGTTGACATGTTGCCTTCAACATAATGATCTGTATCAATTATTGCGTGCATACGAAACTCTGTGTTACTAAATCTCGGCAGCGGCAGTAAACCATTAGGAATCATATCTGGCGGAAAACCTAGCTGACCATTCATCTTATGTATGCGTGAAACCATAAATCCATTAGAAATCAATGGCTCAACACATGTCTGATATACAGACTCTTGTATGGACTGTATTGGCGTCCATCCGAAATCAACACCATGAAGTTCCTTTACAAGATACTGCTCAATTGTTTCGCTTTTCTCAGGAAACACAGCATCCAAATATCGAAGCCCAATCCGGCTTACCAACGATGGCTTAGCAAATTCAAGAACTTTGCTCAGACCAAGTATCAATGATGAAATGAAAGGTACATGGTTATCATAATCTGTTGTATGGAACGTAATGAAATCGTTGCCTAAAACAAAACCAGACTTTCTATCCGCATCAATCATCAACCAACTTGTCACAGGTTCAAATGAATGTACCGGTGGCTCATTGGGGTTTTTAATTTCAAATTTCAGCTGAGTTGTATTGGAAACTTCAAATAAAGGAAATCCTTCAACTCTTAGCGCATCTTGTATGTCTGGAACATACTTACTCATTGCAGCTACTGGAGTAAACTTTACTTGCACCAATGCGTAGTAAACGGGCGCATTGGACATACGTTCGCTGTTAGTACTCATGCCGCCCTCCTTGAAGTTGTTTCATCTCATATCTCTCTATCTCACTAACTGTAGTTTACACATAGGTTGACACTTTCTCCATCATTAAGTTCACTATGACATCAATAGCCAAAACTGTTACATAATCGCTTCGGCGCGCGCTCGTATCCCCGCCACGCCTGCCCGCTTTATGTAGTGGTTTTCATGCACCTGCATGAAACAGGCAAAAGCCCGCCAGTTCTGGCGGGCCTCAGCATAAACGATCCTTAAACGATCATGCGTTTTCATGCGGCATAGTCATGCACTACGACGAAATCAGTCAAACAGAGAATAATTTGCATCAAATTCATGACTTGTGGCTTCGACTTTCGTAATAACTATCAAGTAACCAAGTCCATCAGATAAAGACACCGGATACTCCAGCTCAAGCCAGAAACAGTCATCATAAGTTCTTCCCATCCAGTATCCGCCGCCGCACTCTTTTGGGCGTTGAAAGAAAACCCACTGACCGGGAATGATTGTTTCCAGCGTTTGACCGCGATATACAATTTGATACTTGTTGTCTTTAGACCCCATAGCTAACGCCTCGCATAGCTCGTTGTTCAACCTTGCGAGCGCCAGAACTACGTTCTGCCTCTCACAACGTTATCTAATGTAACCAGCTGTCGTCCTCCCAGACCTGCTGCATAATTTCCATCACTCGCTTTTTGTCTTCATCCAGTTTTAACCCGCTCAGTTCAACACCATTGGCACTGCCCTTACGGATACGAATTGCTGTTTTGGGATACAGAGGGCGCAAATTACGGTAAAGCTCGGATTCAAGGGCTTCCAGTGTGGCCTGGCTAATCTTCTGCTCTTTATCGATCATTATTTCAATGCGCATACAGATTCCCTTTAACTGGTAACGTCCATTGACCGGCTGTATTCATGGCTGCGAATTTTCGCCATCAACTCGTCTGTCAGTTCGGACACCCACTGGATAGCCAGCCGCTTTTCTTCGTCGCTGCACTCACTAGCCGCTACAAGCTTGATAAAAAAATCAATACGCTGGAGCTTCAATGACTCCAAAAGATAGTCCTGCATCTTCCCTCCTATCATTACACGGATACACAAATACTGTATATATATCCACTGTTTATATAAACAGTATAGTAGGAAAGAAAAAATGTAAAACTCTTTTTTGTCAGTTAATTGGATGTACTGATGTCGGTCAATAAAGCACGAAATGTTAAACAGCAACCTTAGTACCATTGACGCCATTTGTCATCTTCCTGCAGCCTCTGGTTACGGTAAAAAATACGTAAACCGGCACCGGATGGAATGCTGCCGCCACGCAGAAGCAAATCAATCTCAGATGCACTACCTTCAAACCCCCTGGTAGTCAGTTCTGCCTCAAGCTGCAGGCGCTGCTGCTCGGAAATACTCTGTATGTATGCTTTTTTCCGCTTCGGTTTTACCAGTCTCAACCTGGCTGTCAGCTCCCGCCGTTCCTTCTGGCCCATGTTGTGGAGATATTCCTGCAGCTCCTTCTCATCCATGGTTTTAATATCGGGTAAATCACCCCCTGATTTGTTCACATTTTCAACAGGGGGACAGTTATTGCCACGAGTCCAAGGGGCGCAAGCGCCCTGGTCGGCTGCCGCCTCCTGAACGTCAACGACCTTACGAACCTTTTTCCACTTCACCGCGTGCGTGCAAATCTTACCCTCTGCAATCGGGGACCATATTCCATAGATACGGATACCGTGATCGCCGTAAGCGCTCGGCTCGTCGTTAAGCTCATAAGCCGTGCGGACAAGGTGATGTTTTCGGGGAACCAGCACACCGCCCTGCTTCATGATGTAGGTGGCAAAACAGCCCGCATCAGCCGCCGCCAGTACCGCATCCAGACGCGGGTTATCCAGTAGCGGTGCGCCCGCTTTGCGTTCGCCCTGCACTCTCGCCGCCTGACCAGCCAGCAAGCGCAGCTCTCGGTATGCCTGACGCCCAGGAATACCAAAGAAACGGAACTGCTGGACACGATGCAATGACGCCCAGGCGCTGACATGCTCGGCGCTGTCACGCAGCGATCTGCCGGTTTCTTTGCTGATTTCTTTAGCCAACCCGCGCCCGTCGATGTTCTTGCTGATGTATTTGGCGATATAGCTGGTCGGCGTGCCCTTGCGCGGGTTGATAAGCTCGGACTTGAAGCGAGGCCCGGTATTGGTGCCCAGCTCCTCGCGGTCTTCACGGATGGCAAACTTACGCAGCAACGCGGTGATGGAACGGCGGTCTTTTTTGCGCATGAAGCACAGAAGATGCCAGTGCACGGTGCCGTCATGATGCGGCTCTGCCACGCGGACGCCATACCAGCGCAGCCCGGCCTTGTGCATGGCCTTGCGGAAAGCGGCGAACGTATAAACCAGATAGTCACTGCTCTGCCGGACCGTGGCACTGGTCCACTTCGGATTAGGTCTGCCGTTGTTGAGGGTTGCGTGGAAGCGTGACGGGCAGGTGATGGTATAGAATACCGCGCAGTCTCCGCGCATTTCCGCGATCAGCTCCAGTCCCTTAACACAGGTCATCATTTCATTACGGCGATGTGCCGGGTTGCTGTTGCTGGCGTTCACCACGTCTTCCATGTCCAGCGTGTCACCGTCTTCGTTGACCAGCTCATGCGAGCGGAAGAACTCCAGTGATTTGCGGCGCTGCTCGCGTTTGTGGATCACGGCTTCATAGCTGACATACGGGGACGCTTTTTTGTTGACCAGGCAGACGGCGCGCAACTGTTCCTCCCGCCACTCGCAACGCATCTGCCACAGTTTGCGATACCACCAGTCCGCACACAGCATACGCGCCAGCGACGGTGGGATCAGTTCATAAGGCACCGGCTTGCGGCGGCGCTTTTTGCGGCGTAACTGCTCAAACGCTGGCGGGATGACCTCAAGGCGCATGGCCTCTGCAGCAACCCTTTCCCATGCCTGACGAATTTCTTCTGGTTTAACATCATCACTGACAAACAAATCACCGCAGGCTGCATCAAGACACATGCTCATATGTGCCGCAACCAGCGTGGATAGGCGTTTGACCTGATCCTGATTCATTTCAGGGAGTACCAGCAGCCCCTCCAGCCCGTCGTGGCTCGCCATGAACCGGAAAGACGCAGACACCTGGCTGTCACGCACGCGCTCCAGCCGCTCAAGACACGGCCTGATTGTTTCGCGCAGGTAGCGGGAATAAGCTTTTGCTCTGCCCAGGCTATGGAAATATTTAATCCGTTCAAGTAGCGGCTTGCTGATATGCGCCGGTTGGGCGCCCACGTCGGCAATAATGACCAGATCGGGATTAAAACGCTGCTGCTCGCGCGCCGTTTTGGCATGGCTAATCAGCCGATCCTGCTCCATTTCACGCTGGACAGGATCACGGGATTCATTGAAGAAATAGCGTTCCCAGACCTCATTGCTCAGCGCCTCACGGCGCAGTTGCTCCTGCTTATTATCCGCAGCGTAAAGAGCGATCAGGTTTGAAAGCGCAGACTCCGGCGCAACTTCCGCCGGGTCTGAGTATGGATTTATCGCCTTTTTTGGCGCGTTCCATAAATAAACGCTCATTCACAAAGACCATATCGTGATGAGCACAGTGAAGTGTCCATGCTGGCTTTGACTAAATCGTAGACCTTGCCGCCACGACCAGTCTTGGCCCACTCGACAACATCAAGCGCTGACGGTGCCCCCATATTTCCACGCGGCCCGTAGAATCCTGACCAGTCAATGTGCTGAACATCTGGTTCAAGTCCGTACAATTTGACTTCCTGACAGAGATTCACCGGATAGCGTTTACGCAACGCAACCTCCTCTCCGGTAACCTTATCCAGTTCAAACCGGATAACATCACGGACGCCCAACTGAGCGCGCATCCATGACTGGCTAACTGTGCCTACACTCATCCAATGAACCCAGCGCGATGCCAGTCGTACTTTTTTCTCCCACTCGTGATGTTTTTCGATATGCTCAGGCCAGCGTGCTGCAGTCTGCGCAATTTCTTCTTTCGTGCATAAAACACAGTTCATGCAGCCAACACGGTCAGCGCCCTGCAGGTACAAAGGGTTTGGTTTAATGCCGAAATATTTATGTAAGGCGAAAACATTAGCCGCCGTCCATTTATGGATGGGCAGGAAGTTATAGAGAAAGTCAGGATCACGTTCATCGCGTGCAAATCTTGCGTACCCAGCGCGCTTGTCGGACTCATCTGCACGCACGCCAGACCACTGAACGACCACCTCACCATCATCAAGAAGTGGTTTTATTGCCGCATCGAACGCGATCTGAATCTTGAGTTCATCAGTACAAAAACGGTCACGCATCATCGGGAATTTGCCGTGCAACAGAGCAGCATCGAGAAAGCTATTACCAGTTGGGTGCATGACTGAAAGAGCCGCCTCCAGGGCTGTTTCAAACTGAATGCCCCAGCGTTCAGCAGTACGTAGCCATGCCTGACCAAATTTGGTATCTGACCTCGCCAGTGATGGCATAATTACGCCACGATAAGCGCCCATGCGGATCGCCTGACGCTTTGACCAGCGCTCATTGAGCGATTTACGGCGGCGTTCAAATTCAACTTCGGAATAAGTACGCTTAACTATCTGCACAGGCTTACAACCAATTTGATGATGAATATTTCGCGCAAAATCAACGGTTAATTCATGTTCATTGTCGGTATCAGCCATTACGTTTTGTACGCGATCACCGAAAAGATGATGTGCGATTGTCGCTGTTGTCGTGCTGTCTTTTCCGGCAGAGAAGTTAACGACAATTATGTGATCAGTTGGAATCCGAAATTCATTCAGAAAGCGGTTGTACGAAACCTCTATTTCCCGAACCATCACACTGATATCAGTTGGCACAATTACTGCTGCAGAATGGTTCATACGCGCACCTCAACAGTACGGTCTGGACCTCTGGCAAAATCAACACCGAACCAGCACACTAGTTTCGTGGCGATGATTTCGGCTGCAGATTTACCATCACCCGCAGCCACACCCATGCTGCGCTTTGCGGTGATACGGTGGCGGGTAAAATTACGATAAAGGGAGCGTGTCAGGGATGTGTCGCTGTTGGATACGATAACCGGATGACCTTCTGATGACCGGCGCTCAAGAATAGACGCCAGATGATACTGGTCGTCCTCTGTAAAACCGGCAGTGTGATAACCGGTAAACGTTCCGTCATATGGCGGATCGCAATAAACCACATCACCAGTTTTCAGCATCGCCAGTGTTTCGTCATAGCTGGCGCATATAAACGTTGCGCGCTGTGCCTTTTTTGCAAAATCACGTATTTCATTTTCAGGGAAGTACGGATTTTTATAATTACCGTAAGGGACATTAAAATGCCCGCTCAGGTTATAGCGGCACAGCCCACGATAACCATGGCGATTGAGATAAAGGAAATATACTGCTTTCATTAAATCAGTTATTTCGGATGAATTATTAAATTCATGTCTAATGTTGTAATAAGCAACTTCTCTATTCGCGATCGCAAAAATTTTTTTTGCCCGTGATATGAAAGCTTCACAATCAAGGGCAATTTTTTTATAGAGATTGATAAGATCGGGATTAATATCCGCGACAAGATAATGAGGATAGTCTGTCGCCATCATTACAGCGCATGAACCCGCGAAAGGTTCAACCAGTCGCGGACCAGCAGGAAGGTGCTTAATCAGTTCCGGCATGATGGCGGTTTTATTTCCCGCCCATTTCAGGATGGTGCTCATACAGCACCTCCCACGTAATGCTTACCTTTCAGCTCTGCGATTTCCTGACAAGTGACGCAGCACTGAACGCCCGGAATGGCGCGACGACGAGCTGACGGGATCGGCGCATCACAATCTATGCAAAGCACACGGGAAACGCCCGGCACTTTGGCGCGGGCGTTGTGGATGTGGCGCTGGAGGTCTTCTTCCACGCGCTGCTGCACGAGGTCCATTGAATCAGCCATCAGTGGATCTCCTGCGCTTCGCTCTGGATAGTTTCCGCAGCATTACGCAGCAGCTCTGCAGCTTGGGTGCCGTTGAGTTTTCCGAGCGTGATATGCACCGCCAGCTTTTCCAGATGAGCAGCAAATACATCAGCACGTCCCCGGCGTTCTTCCATACGCGCATCAGTCAGCAACTGATTAAGGCCAGCATCATCTGGTCCTGTTTTGGTGATTCGGGTTTCAATATTTCGCATTGTTGTTTCTCCTGAATTTGGGCAATAAGAAGCCCGGCGGGTTTACGCCTTTAATTTCGGTTGTTGGTTAATTCGGCATGGCTAGCCGATTTGGAAATAAACTCACCACTGTACGGAAATGGTTCATTGCTTTAATCAGCTCCCGCTTTTCGTCAGTCGTCAGCTCACTAACATTGACGCTATGACGTTCCGCCGGAATCTTTGCCATAAAGAATATTGCGGCTAGTGCGCGTTTATTCTGTTCATGGTTAATATCCCGTTGGTCCCACATATCGCTAATAAAGCGCTCCAGTTCTGAATCAATATTTAAGCCAAACACTTTCGCCCTTAATTCCGCGATGTGGTTTAACCCATTAAGGCGGAGGCCAGCGCTTAGCGGAACAGTCGCAGCATCCCCTTCAATAGCCATGGTTTCCCCTGCTTTTTAGTGGACAATTCAGCCAGCAGCGCATCCTGAGAGCGGCATGGATGCCAGCGCTTGCCATCCTTCCCCATAATCCAGCCATGACCGCCGTGCATTGCAGGACTTTGCTTAACGAGCAGTGATGCAAAAGATGGTTCTTTAGTCAGCATAGCCACCTCAGATCAGACCGAACGAAGCGCCCAGGCCCGTCACGGTATCTACCGCGCTTGCCATCGCCGGATTCGCCTGCAAACGCGCATGCAATGAAACTGCAGTGAGTGCCATAAGGCGCGTAACTGAGTTGATGCTATTGATCACATCGCGGCGGCCTGCACTGGTTTTCACATCACCGGATACTGCGCCTGCAGCTACACGCCCAATCTCCGCAGTTGCACTCATGACGTAATGTGGCAGGTTCTCTTTTGCCACTTCATTCAATGGCACGCACGGCAGGCAATGGATTTGAGCCAGAAAACCGTCAACCAGCGTTGAGTCTTCTGTGATATCAGTCAGCAGCCAGATCTCCGGCGGCGTAAGTTGATGCGGTTGCTCCGGGTTCAGCTTATTGCGCAGCGTCTGGACATTCATTCCTGCGCATTCTGCCAGCTTCGCCATGTTGTGACGCAGCGCGAAAGCCCGGCAGGCTTCGTCAAAATGTGGATGTTTGGAAATCTTATAATCAAACATGTGCCCCTCTCAAAAAGTTCTCATAATTGAACTTGCTGACCAACAATGACGCGAAAGTTGGAATGACCGAGGGATTCACGAACCTGGTCTGTTTTGTACATCAGGTAACGCAGACTTACGCGACCTTTGTTTTTTTCTTTCTTGACCATGTACTTAGCAAGCTGACCATGGTGAATTTTCTGGTAAACAGAGCCACGGGAGATACCTTCCCATTCAGCGAACTCTGCAGGTGTAGCCATCTCTTTTGGTACACGAATTGAAATATCAGTGCTCATAGTGCAGTATCTCTTAGTTTGGTTTCGATTTATCTCGTTTTATAGGGTTGGGGTTTGTTTTTCAAACCTTAAGTGAATACTAAGATCACATTTTATATACGTCAAGGGTTTTGCTTATGAGATCTATCAAGGTAGGTAATGACAGCGGAGGGCGTGAAGCTATCAATAGGCTGATTAAGGCTTATAACTTCAACTCTCGACAGCAGTTGTGTGACCATCTTTCCGTTTCAAAAAGCACTATGGCAAACAGATACTTAAGAGACAGCTTCCCTGCTGAATGGGTTATACAGTGCGCTCTTGAAACTGGGGTTTCGCTGCTTTGGTTAACGACTGGGCAAGGTGATAAAAATGATAATAACGCGCAGGAAAATAGTTTTGGTTTTGTGAACCAGACCCACATCAAACCGTTATCCGAGGTTGTAGCGCCTGAAATTGATAAGGCCACATTAGATGGTGGCGCTTTAGTGGACCAAGGCAAGGTGATATTGGATAACAGTCTAATCCCCCACAACATGACTAATCCGTGGCTCATCCATACAGACGATGGCTCTTACCTCGTTGACCGTAGCGGCACTCCACCAGTAAATGGCGTATGGCTCGTTGATATTGATGGAATAAAAACGATAGCTAAACTTGCACGCATCCCCGGCAATCGCTTAATTGTCCAGCAGGGTGAGTCATCTTTTGAGTGCAGCCTTGATGATATCGAGGTAGTAGGACGTGCTATAAAAGTAATTAAGAGTCTGTGATATGACGATCAGAAAGCAGCCGAACGGAAAATGGTTGTGTGAGTGCTACCCGAACGGGCGCGACGGCAAACGCGTGCGCAAGCAATTTGCGACGAAAGGCGAGGCCATAGCATTCGAAAACTTCACCATGGATGAAGTGAACAAAAAACCATGGCTAGGAGAAAAAGAGGATCGGCGACATCTGTCAGAGGTGATAGAGCAATGGCATTCACTCTACGGGCAGACGCTTGCAGACCCCAAACGCCTGATGGCGAAACTTAGAATTATCTGTAATGGTCTGGGTGATCCCATTGCCTCAGAACTGACAGCCGGTGACTTTACGAAATACCGCGAAGCGCGGCTAAAAGGTGAAGTGCGAAATGAAGATGGCACGCTTATGTCACCTGTTAAGCCCCGCACGGTAAACCTTGAACAGCGCAACCTATCATCAGTTTTTGGCACCCTGAAAAAGCTGGGCCACTGGTCAGCGCCCAATCCGCTCGCCGGACTGCCAACATTTAAAATCGCAGAGGGCGAACTAGCGTTTCTGACACCAGAAGAAATTAAGCGCCTATTAGATGCCTGCGCAGATTCTCAAAGCCCCAGCTTACTGATGATTGCAAAAATATGCCTAGCCACCGGTGCACGATGGAGTGAAGCCGAAAACCTGCAGGGCCATCAGTTATCGAAATACCGAATCACCTATACCAAGACCAAGGGCAAGAAAAACCGTACCGTGCCGATATCTCAGGATCTGTATGACGAACTCCCCAAGAACAGAGGGAAGCTATTCACCCCGTGCAGAAAAGCCTTTGAGCGAGCAGTAAAACGAGCTGGCATCGAGCTACCAGAGGGCCAATGCACTCACGTGCTGCGTCATACATTCGCCAGTCATTTTATGATGAATGGCGGAAACATACTGGTACTGCGTGATATTCTGGGCCATGCCGATATAAAAATGACGATGATTTACGCCCATTTTTCTCCAGATCACTTAGAAGACGCTGTGACTAAAAATCCACTAAATTTATTAAAGTGAGAACAGAATGCAACAGGATAGAGATGTTGAAACTCAGTTAAATATGATGTTGGATGAGTTGTATGGTAATGAGGATTTAATGCCCCCTTTTAAACCCAAAGGTGACATCGTTTCTGATTTTAACTCTCGCTGCAATGAATATCTTAAAATTTTAAATGAATTTAAAATTAAAAACAAAACCAGACTTAAGATTGATCTGCTAATAAAGCGAGTATTAAAAATACAACTAGGAATAACCGAGAGTCTTCAACAGTTTTTAGCGGGTGACATCAAAGAGGCATATGATATATTCGATGACACTTTTTCAGATAATCTTATTAATAAGCATATTCAAAGAATCACAATGCCTCTTAAGGAAATATGTAATTATGATCAACCACTCTATAGAGTACGTAAATCAGACAGACCATTACTTAACAGGGAAGATATTTTCCATATTCCATTTTCCTGCCGACATCTTGTAAGTGCCCAACGTTACTCAGTAGCGGGACTCCCCTGTTTATATCTAGGCTCATCGCTATATGTATGCTGGCAAGAAATGGACAAACCAGATTTTGATAAACTATATATATCTTCATTCATATCACAAGATACTAAATCTAAAATTCTTAACTTTGTTCCACAACTGAAAACCTCAATCAATACTAAAGAATGGGGCAGTGAAGAGTTAAGAACAAATAATTATATCAAAGGTTCGTATTTGGTTCTCTGGCCTTTAATTTTTTCATGTGGCTATATAAAAACGCATGAAAACTCAAGCTTTACACAAGAATATATAATACCTAATTTACTCATGCAGTGGATTAGCACACGGGGTCAATCTCCAATATCTGGCATAGCTTATTCATCAACGAAAATGAAAAAAAGTCGAGGTTCAAAACTTTCAATAAATGTTGTGTTACCACCCAAAGCTACATATAGACAAACGACTCAAAAAGATTTTTGCCCAAGGTTGTCATCATTATTTGATTTCACTCCACCTGTTTCATGGCAGGTTTTAAAAACATTAGAGTATCAGAATGCGATCCCCAAAACATCTGAGCAGGAGAGAGCTATCAGATTTCTTGATCGAAAAGAAAGGCTATCTGGCATTACTGATTTTGATAGTGACATAATCAGACTTTACCCATTAACTGACTTCTATAAACTGGAAGTTTGCATGGATCGCTTATTCGATTATTCTCCTATCAGATAGGCCAGCAATAGTGGCGACACTTTGGCGGCAGAGCATTAAAAACGTATAAAACGGACAAATACCAAATAATACTAACACTCTGTTTTTAAACGTAAATCACTGTTTTCATTATAGTAAAAATGGTATGTAGGAATTTCGGACGCGGGTTCAACTCCCGCCAGCCCACCAAAATTCTCCATCGGTGATTACCAGAGTCATCCGATGAAGTCCTAAGAGCCCGCACGGCGTAAGCCCTGCGGGCTTTTTTGTGCCCTCAATTTGTCCTGCGAAGTCCGAACTCAACTAATTAAATCCGAACCTTTTAGGCCCATTGATAGTCCCAACGAAAAGCTCTATTGTTTTCGTTGGGCCTAAACGCATGGAGACTACCCATGGCAAGAAAAACCAAGCCGTTAACCGATACGGAAATCAAAGCCGCCAAACCTAAAGATGCAGATTTCCAACTGTATGATGGTGACGGGCTAACTCTACTAATCAAGTCCAGCGGTAGTAAGCTCTGGCAATTCCGTTACTATCGACCTTTAACCAAGCAGCGAACCAAGCAGAGCTTCGGTGCCTACCCTGCTGTCTCGCTTTTTGTTGACCACTTCATATAG